TACATCTAAAAGTAACCATTGTGACCTCTATATAAAAGAGAAGCTGCCTAAGCAGCCTCTCTATAGTGCTTCTAATTAGCTCGGAATGATCAGAGCAATACCAGCATCGTTACGCAGCTCTGCAACACCGTAAAGGGTATCAGCAGTGTAAAGCGTAGCTAGGTACTCTTGCTTGTACTGAGCCTGTGAGCGAACAGCCATTTGCTCTGCAAGAACCATTGCATCCTTGTGGAACATCAAGCAAGCACGAGGAGCTGTACCAGAAGAAGCGTAAGCAGTGTCAGCGTTGCTAGAAACAAACACTTTAACACCGTATACGTCACCAATCTGACCGTTACGGATGGTGTTGTTACCACCTTGCTCACCAACAAATGCTTGCTCAGTAAAGCGAGCAAGACCCATAAGGGTGTTACGAGCAACAGGAGGAATAACCAAGTAACGACCATCTTGAGGTACGTTAGCATCGTCAAGACGTTGAATCGTACGACGAATAGCAGCATCGGTCAATGCAGTTGCATTACCAGCACCAGCACCACCAACGAATGCAGTAGTACCATCGCCACCAATGTAGGCAGTGGTTGTACCTGACACACTATAGTCACCAGTAGCACCAGCAGCGTGTGAGCCGTTGAAGAGACGACCGATCTGAATAAGATCGCTGTCTACCTGAGTAGCAAGGGCGTAACCAGCGTCTTCCGTGTAGAAACGACGAAGTGATGCCAATGCCTGAACTTCTACGATGTCCTCGATGAGGCGTGAGTATTCGTAGTGCTTGTTGATGCTGACCTGTACTTCAGACTCAACGTTAGCCTGAATCGTAACAGCGGTGTTAGCTGCTTTAGCGAACGCTGCGCCACGAGTGGGGCTAGGAATGTGAAGCGTATCGCCTTTCTTACCACGCATCGTCATCTTGTTGACGAGGTTCGCCATAACAAGATTCTTTTTGTAACTTGCAATTATTTCGTCTGACCAAATTTCCCAATATCTAAAAAGATATTCCGACTATCGCATCACAGAAGTCTACTTACTAACTCCTGTGCCTTCTCACTTAGTCTGTGCGGGTCACGCTTCATTGCTTTTAGCTCAGTTATAACAAGCTGTCTTGCTTCATCAGCGACCTGCTTGCCTTTTAAGTTATTCTCCATCCACAGGAGAAATCTGGCTTGTTCATGTTTGATATATAGATGGTTTGCTATGTTTCGTAAGAAAGGACATACTTTACTGTATCCAACAAGTTCCCATGATACAGAATCTTGCCAGTTGTCATTCTTACTTTCACGGTAGGTTAAAAAACCACCATGATTTGTTTGCAACATATCAAGTAACATCTTAGAACTAACAGCCATTCCAATTCTAACTCTTGGTCTGACATAAATACCGTTTGTTACTTGAACATCTAGACAGCCTTCGCCATCAATCAAACCTGCAATATACTTCCAACTTAATCGCTTCATACACCCTCCACGGTGTGAACTGCATTGTTGGTAATGTCGTGTTCCCTCTGGTTAAGACACCTTACGTTCTTTCCCAGTTATTCAGAGAAGGTTTTACATCCCCAAAATTATAGGCTAGGGATAAATTTATCCGCATTGGTCTTGTTAACAATGGAGCCACTTCCTCCAGGATATGCTGCTGATGCCATTTTAAATTCCTTAAAAGTTTAGGTTATCTAACCCTATTCTCGTTATAGGCTGCCATGATGTCATCTTGTAAAGCCATATAACGCTCAGGGTCTGTCATTTGTAGTCGAATAAGATCTGCTCGACGATAAATTTTCTTGCTCGCTTCACCAGTAGCACCATCGACTGCTACAGTAGCTGCTTTCAATGTTTGATTACGTTGATCCTGTAGCTGCTGTGCTGCTTGTTGAACAGTTTCCTGTTTAGCTTTCCTCAATGCTTTGAAGTTAGCTAACAACTCATTAGCTGAATCGAAATCAAATTGTTTGTCTGCTGCTGCGTATAGTCTCTGACGAATCGGTGACTCATTCACCCATGTTGCAAACTCAGGATCAGCGATCACTTGAGTGTAATCAGGGTGACTTTGAGCTAGCCTGTTCGCTGTCTGCATCCTAGCCATTTGCATAGCTGCTTGCTGTGCTTGTACAACAGCTGGATGCGCTTCTACTGCTTTGTTAACTGCCTTAACAGGATCGGCAAAAAAGTCAGTATCATCTTCGATAGCTTTAGCAGGTTGTTCCTGCGGTGAGATTTGCCTCTTAATAAGTTCATCGGCAAGTTTACGAACTTCACCAACTTCCTGTGCTTGACGACCGATTAGCTTTTCAGCCTCTTGGTGCATCCTAATAATGTCATCCATCGATTTGCCCTTGTACTTCTCAGGGATCGTTGGTTCCTCTGGAGGTGGTGCTGATTGAGACTTAACTTCTTCAGCTTGAAATTCATCACCTACGACTTCATCATCTTGAGATTCTACAAATTCAGCCATCTGCTCTCCTAGTCGGGATAACCCAATTGTTAGGAATTAAAAAAGGAATCTAAGCTACCCTTCATAAAAGGACTTAGACTGTGCTACTCTATTTGCCTGTTCGTGAACCCTAGCCCATTGATCATAAGCAGTTGGAAAAGCACCAGTGATGCCTTCCAATTTACTCCGAGGAGCTGCTAACTTTCTTGTCGCTAGTAAGTCACAGTGTGGGCATTGCACACGGTCTGTTGAACGATCAACTAAGTGTTCGCTTAGATGACCGTTGTCACATTCAAAATCATTTAATATCCTCATAGGCTTTTTCCCAAACGTCTTTCATTGTTAGGAGCCAATCTAATGCTTTTAGTTGACCTTTACGTTCTTGTAGTTCTTCACCACTACTGATAGTGGTTATGTCCGCTACAGCCTGTCTGTACTCTTTAGCGTCTTCCATTAAGGATTTCCATCCTGGATGGCTTATTAGGTCAAAACGCTCTTCGTAGTACTTTATTAACTGTGTAGTATCCATGTTGTTATTTTACCACATTTTTGTTTCTGTGTCAAGTATATTTTTATACTTTTGTCAAGATATTTCTACCCAATTGGTTGTTTCTTCATTCCAGTTATACATCTTCCCATCAGTAGGCATCGCCACTGGAGCTTCCCACTGAGCTGTCATTTCGTTCAGTACCCACGATGCAAATGGCTGCGGAGGTACAAACGCATCAATGTCTTGTCTGTAGCTGTAGCCGATGCCTGCGTAGTTTTTTCTGAACGTGCCGTTGTAACTGGTCTGCTTCCAAGCCAAATATCCGTTAGACCAACTAATTAGAAAATCAATGCCTCGCTGCTCTTGCTCTACGCCGTTCTCATCCAGCAGCTCGTTGTTATGCACAACGTGAACTTCAAGCACAACATTGTTTTCATCTAGTTTTGCAAAGTGAGCCATGTGCAATCCCTAGAATGTGATGGAGCCGTTGCCGGTCCATTGATAAATCCGATACCCGTCAGAGACTGTGATCGTTGGTGAGCCTGTGGTTGAGGTTGCTGCGGCATAGCTGTCTGCATAACGAATGACGACAATGCCAGAGCCTCCGTTGCCGCCATAATAATTAAACGCCTCACCGCATCCTCCACCACCACCACCTCTGTTAGCCGTTCCAGCGCCTCCATTAGCACTTCCAACCCCGCCGTTACCACTCACGCCGGAAACACCTGACCCAGCGGTTCCTCCGCTAGTAACGCCACCTCCACCACCAGCGGCATACGTCACAGAAGACCCAGATATTGATGAGGCAGATCCAGCACCACCAGCACCACCAGTGGTTGAACTACAAGCCCCGCCAGTGCCGCCAGCACCACCGCCACCTCCACCACCTCTAGGTTCATTGCCTGCGCCGCCGTTGTTACCTTGAGACGGAGAAGTTGAAGGCGTGTTACCAGTACCGCCCGTTCCTGCACCGTTATAATGACTTGCACCTCCACCTGACCCGCCGCTTGCCCCATTTTTATTTGGCGCAACTGAACTTACGTTACCGCCGCCCCCGCCCCCAGTAGATGTAATACTTCCAAAGCTAGAATCTCCTCCTTTACCGCCTTGAGCGTTAGTAGCAAAAATAATTCCTGTGCCGCCATTACCTACAGTTACAGTAATTGCAGACCCAGCGGTAACAGCAAGCCCAGTGTTTGTTCTGTAACCCCCAGCACCGCCACCGCCATTACTACCGCCACCACCACCAGCAACAACCAAATATTCAACAGTAGGTGGAGCCGCAGCCGCTCCTGAAATCGCAGCCACCATTGCCGTAAGTGCGCCAGCCATCAGGTCACTCCTGGCCCAGTTACCCACCACGTATCTGTAGCAACCTTCAGCAATGATGCCATGCCCTTTGTCGCCACCGTTCTGTTGCCTGTGGTTCCGTTGGCTAACTGAAATGTCACGCCAGCGCCAGAGATCGTAAGGTTGCCGCTGTTGTTGTTGAGAACTAGGATAGTTGTACCTGTAGGAAACGCTACTGATGAATTAGTCGGTACTGTCAGTGTTGCAGTAGATCCACCAGTGAAGTAGACGTGGTCACCTGCATCACCTAAAACAAGCGTATAAGTAGATCCTGATTGGCTATTCTGCGGTGCACTTAAATATCCCACTTGGGTTGTACCATCTGGACCAGTAAGCGTATTATTACTAGCTGATATTGTTTTATTAGTCAACGTCTGTGAAGTACTTAATGTGACTTCACCATCAGTGCCTTTAGTGGCTAATACAGACCAGTATGTTGTATTTGTTGTATTAGTAGGTGCGTTACCTGTACTTTGTAAAATACAAATGTAAGTAGAGCCGCTATAAGTTACAACATCATTAGGATAGTACGTTGTACCGCTTGCGTAAGCACCTTGAAACGTAAGTGTGGCATAGCCTAAGCTATTCCAAGCTGTAGAGCCATTACCTACTTTGAATTTAGTTAACGATGTATCAACACCTACCTCACCAGCCGCTAGTGTTGGATTGGCTGTAGACCAATCAGATGTTGAGCCACGCCTGAGTTGTACCTGAACTGGCATTATGGTGTTCCTCCGTCAATAGGATCGACAGCTAAGTAGCTACTACTTGGTGTACCGCCATCTAAATTAGGGCTTCCACCGCCTGTACCACCAGATACAGCAGCCCATGTAAAAGCAGAGCCACTCCATTTCAAATAAGTATCCGATGTTGTTGGTGCGGTAATAAATGTTGTTGTATTTGATCCACTTTGGTAAGCAATACGATTAGCAGCGCCACCAAGCAAGTTAGTTGCTGATCCTGCACTACCTAGTACATCAATACTCCACGTACCTGTAGCATTGGTTCCTGTTATTGATGGTGATCCTATAGTGTTGTAGCTAATTGTTCTTGCTACTGAACCATCAAATGTAGTTCCTGAAGCTGCTCCTGATCCGCTATTATCAAACGTAGCTGCGTAAGTTGTTGTACCACCGCCACCGCCTCCAGAGCCATTAGAAGCAGCAGTAATACGACCTTGAGCATCAACAGTGATGTTTGCATTGGTATAGCTACCAGCAGTCACTGCTGTATCAGCAAGGTTTAAAGTTCTATTAGCGGACAAATCACCACCACCACTTAAGCCTGTACCAGCAGTGATAGTCCTTGATGTACTTACAGCATCAGTAATACCATAACCACTTATACTTGTTGGTGTTGATGTAATCTTTGACCAAGCTAGCGAAGTAATCCACGCTGGGTTAGCATAGGAACCTGATGTTGACGCATAACCTGCTGAAGCATGATTACCCCAACCATAAGCAGTATCCCATTCTGTTTGCTTTGCTGTGGTAGGAATACTATAGCCAGACGCTAATGATACTGCTAACGTACCACTAGTCGTAATAGGAGACCCACTAACACTTAATCCTGTCGGTACAGTCATACCCACTGAAGTAACTGTACCATTCCCTGACAAGGCAGCAATACTACTAAGCGTTGTCTTTACAGTATTACCACTTTGTACAATAGGCACAACTTCAGTGCCAGCTAAAGCACTTGCATTCGATAGAGCTGAGATCTTTACGTCAGCCATGTCTACTCCATGATAATATAATCACCAGCTTCTGTGGTGAGGAAATCGCCATTCTCGGTAGCAATAATGTTCGAAACACTTAACCAACCTAAGAGATAAGTAAAGGATGCTTTCTTCCACTGTCCGTCTTGTCTTACTAAGAAATACTCTGGTACAGGGTCTTCAGAGGCATCAGGTAAACCATCTAGAGCAAACTGCTGTGTGTTCTGGATGTAGATGTTGTCTTTTGATTTATTTGTCTGAGGTAACTCACCAGCACTAACTTCAATACCATTTGATAACTTAAGAACAAGAGAGTTATCAAGGTCTATGTAAGCATCAACAACTGATACACCATCTTTACCTTGCTTACCATCCTTACCGTCTTTACCATCCTTACCATCAACACCATCTCTACCATCTTTCCCAGGTAAACCATCTTTACCAGGATTACCTTTTTCACCTCTTGGACCTTGTGGTCCTTCTAGTTTTGTAATGGTTTCTGCTTTGGTATCTAACTCACTTACTTTCTTTTTGAGTTTACCAACAACAGCGGCAAGCTGTAGTAGCTTTTCCTCATCCATGATCACTCACCAAGAGCGTCACTGAATTGCTTATCTACTTGCTTTTTAGCCTCCATCTGCATCTTAGCTATGTTTTCGTTACTCTTGATGTCTTCTTCCTTCAACATCAACTCAGCAATCTTAATCCTACGTTCAAACTCACGCTGTGCTGTGTCATCGTTGTTAGGAAGGTTCTGAGTGGCTGCATTAACAATCTTTGCTCTGGTTTCTTCAGGCATTAATTGAGCCTCTACAACGGCTTTCTGAGCCTCAGCAGCAGCTTTCTGTGCTCTAGCTTGTTTTTCCTGCACTGTTGCCTGTGCATCCGCTAATTGAAGCTGCGCAGCCTGTTGTTGTACCTGTTGTTGCTCAGGATTAGGCTGTGTTAGCTGCTGAAGTTGCTGTAATAGGCTTTCTCTGTTGGGTAATGATGAGTATTCAACAATACCTTGTAGCAATAACGGTACAATAGGACTATTTGGACCTAAAGTAGACATCATTGCCATCATTTGAGCCTGTTCAAACTCTCTAGCAACCATGCCTAGCGTACCTGTAGGTATAAATTCAAAGTCTTTTACAGGATAACGCTCTGGAGAGAACTGCATATACCGCCATGCAGCCTTTTGAACGAACGGAATAAGGAAATCTTCTTGGAAATTAACCAATGAACGCTTATTCTTCTTGATGATACCGCTAACAGCCATTGCTAAACCAGCAGCAGCGGCATCACCACCACTAACTTGAGCAGGTAAGTTAGCTGTATCAAGGGTTCCAGTGGCTTGCAGCATCATTCTTTCAAAGATCTGAGCTGTTTCGATGTTTGATTTGTCTGTTACACCGAACTTAAACGGTTGTAAGATCTCTTGTGGGTTACCGTTAACAAGAATATTCTTCCCTGGTTTGATCTCAAACTTCTGTCCACGAGGTAATCTAGAGGCATCAATAGCCATCATAGGAGCTGCTGTAAGCCCTAAAGAGTCTACATGGCTACGAATCTGTGCATCAACAGCCTTTTGCATGTTGTAGGCTTTCTCAGCTGTTCCACGGCCCCAGAAACGACCAGGAACGGTATCAGCTTGGTAGGCTACAACAGGTCTATCTTGCATCATGAATGGGTTTTCTTCACTCTTTAGAAGAACTTCACCATTAGCAATGACAATCAAAGCCTCAACCATCTCTGAATATAGTTCTTCATCAGCAACGGTTGTATCTTCAGGGTTGTCTAATAACTTCTTAGGTACTAATCCATAGTATCTAAGTAGTAATACTTTATCTTGTTGGTAGTATGTCAGATCCTGAGTAGGTTCTAAGTCTGTATCTAATGAGGCATCACCTAGATCAACCTTCTTGTATACTCCATCTTCCATACCTTTGATGACTGCATGTCTTCCGACATACTCTTCAATAGCACAACCCATCGCATCATCAACGGTAGTTGCGTTAGGATCAATAAGGAAGTTACGAGGATTAATTGGTTTTAAGTCTACGGACACACGATAGTTAGTGTTTACACCAATCATAGCCAATCCAGGCTGTGCTGTAGGCTGTGTTGCTGGTGCTAGGCTCTTCTTTTGTTTTACAATCAGTTCACCGATACCAGTACCGTAAATCTCAGCTAAGGTCATTACTTGACCAATCTGCTTACGTACCTTATCTTTCTTAAAGTCTTCAGCTAACAAAGACTTCATATTCTCTATATCTGCTTTATCTTTATCATTAACATCATCATTGATGTCAAAGAACATACCTTTAGCGAATACAGCTTCTTCAAGATCAGCTTGTTTGTTATCCACTGCTTGTTGCAGTGCTGGTGAAATCAGTTTAGAGCGTTCAGTATTTCTAGTCTTATCTTCATCAGCCCATAAGCCACGCCATAGACGTTCGTATTCATCCCAACGCTCAAGGAAGTTCTCATCTCTATAGTTCCTCCAATCATTACAGCGATCAGTAACAAACGCTACTAACGCATCCTGAGGAGTGATTTCAGATTCAAATTTCATTGTCACCAACCTATTGTAGAGTCTAGGACTTCGTAGTCTTCTTCATCCAGATTCTGATTCCAATCTGCTACTTGAATCTGGTCTATGTAACTCAACGCATCAATTAAGTCATCATGCGTCTTAGGATCAGGGAATTGCATCAATTGATCAACAAACTTGTTATTCCAATCCCCTTCGTTTAACACAATCCTACCGTGTTCAAAGCGACCCTGTAGTGACCAAACAATCCTATCTGCTTTCTTCTTATTACCGTGAGTAAGTTCTTCGATGCGAGGATAATAGTTTAACCTTCTCATCAAATCATTCATATAAGGCATCACTGCATTCTTCAGTGCACCTTTCTCAATCCCTACAGCATTAACTCTGTAGTCCTTTGCAGCCTTTAGAATCCTCACTGCTGTTTCTCGGACATCCCACCTACCGTGTTGTATGTCAGCAACCCACCAGCCTTTAGTATTGATTTTAACAATAGCTATCGCTGTGTCATCCAACTTCTTATTCTTCGTTTGATTCGTCTGTGATGAATCGCTAAAACCACAGAGATCCACCGCCATAAAGAAGTTACCTTCTTCAGGCTCTTCCTCATTAATCTTAATCCATTCATCTTTGAAGATCTCCGACTGTGCTGCCTCAAACGATGCCATGAACTCTTGTCTGAAAGCAAAGCTAGACATCGAACCTCTAGCTGCTTCAATCTCTAATGGATCTAACAACGGATTATCAAAGCTAGTGAAGTGCCATGCCTTGTAATCTTTATCTTTACCTGCATCACCTACTTTGTACAACTCATAGAAGTGATTCCTACCCATCGGTGTTCCAATGAACATTGCTCTACCCTTCTGATCCGCTAAAGCAGGTCTAAGGATTTGTTCAAACACCTGTGGCTTCATGTCTGCGTACTCATCCATCACTAAGTACTTCAAACTAACACCACGCATTGTCTCTGGTCTATCTGCACCCTTTAGCGATATCATTGCACCATTGATCAACGTAATCTGCATGTTATTGACATGACTACCTTTGATCACTGAATGACCTAGCTCTAACAGCGTAGACCACATAATATCTCTAGCTTGTCCCTGCGTAGGAGCTACATACCAGACATGACCCTTCTCAGTCTGTAGTCCTTCTATAATCAATGTCCAAGCTGCTAACCTTGATTTACCTGTACGTCTACCAGCAGCGATGATCTTAAACCTTGTAGGGTCTTTGAAGACCTCTTGCTGCCAAGGAAGAAGTTTAACTTGTAGATCCATCTTCTTCCTCGTAATCAATCAATGTAGTCTCTACATCAACTGGTTCATGTTCTATCATCTCCACTGGTGACTCTTGCACACCAGTGATGTTAATAGTAATTGCTTTAGCCCCTGATGCTGTTCCTTTATCCTCAAAGTAAGATACTGGAAGCATACGATCCATACACATCTTAAGTGCTGCAATCTGATCCTTATCATTGTCATCTAATGCTTTATGTACTATCTTTCTGATAATCGCATTAGAGTGTGTTAGCAACAGCGAAGCAGTGAACTCTTTAATCCTTGCTGCTTCTCCTGGTGGTCTTCCTCTTTTCTCTCTTTTTATATACTTTTGTACTTCTTCCTGCTTAGGACGACCTCTAGATCTCTTCTTTTTCGCAGGCACTTTCTTCTCTTCATTGACTGCCAAGACATCCTGGCTGACTGATGAAGGTAGCGAACAATCCTCAGTAAGAGAATTAATTTTAATTTCTGACATCAAATCCCTCTATATAGTTTCTCTGCCGGAAGGCAGGACATAAGAGTGTATATAATTTTATGTATCTCTACAATGTAGTCAGTATGAAGTCTGTATGTAGTATATAAATTTAAGTTTTTGTTTATTGTTCGTACATCGTCTGTTCATCGTTTCTACATAGAAGGATATATTCTAGCATATTTTTAGAGTTTTGTCAAGTTATTTCTACTTATTCAGTCAAGATTGTTGTTCTGTACCGACACCAGCACAGATCACACAAGGCTATGGCGGGACTCCATTTACATGGTGTCAGAGGCTCCGCAGAGGCTTTATTACTAAGCTATTGATTTTATTAGATATTATTAGATAGACTGTTTAGGCTTTAGAGACTTCCATTTTAGCTTTTTTTTGTGTCTAAGCTGGTGTTTCCATTTTAGCTTTTTTTAAGGCTATTGGGGTGCTAACGCAATCAACAACGCTGGTTACCCCCTCCCCCTATGCTGATGATCACTGAAGATAACGTAAGATAGCGTAACTTAGCAGTAAGATAGCGTAAGATACTGCACTGTATATCTGTACAGTAGACTGCACTGATCTGCACTGACTAGGTAGGTGTATCGATGGGGCACCCCACAGAAGTACTTAGAAGATACTGCAAAGCCTAGCAAGCTTGCACTGGTTCCACGTGAAACACAGCTTAAACTGTTGTGTTCGAACAACGTTACCGTTCATCCTGGATTGTCTGCCGTTCGTCGGATAAGCTTCAAAGTGCATTGACAACGCAAAAGCAGTTAGTTAGTATGCATACATCGACAACAATCTAATCACAAAGGACTAACTATCATGGCAATGCAGGCAGCAGAGTATAGTAAACCCCTAGTCAAAATCAGCGTCACGTCAAAGCTAGATGGTATCCGTTCGTGGTCCCTTCAGGCACTCGATACATGCCCGGGATCAAAGGCTAGCGATGGTTCGCTTGTTGCTGCCTGCGCTGGTTGCTATGCCACTACAGGCAATTATTTATATCCTAATGTTAAAGCTCCAAGAGAGCATAACAAGGAAGATTGGCAGCGTGATAGTTGGGTTGATGACATGGTACAAGCCTTAGACTCAGACCGTTACTTCCGCTGGTTTGACTCTGGCGACATGTACACAATCAAGCTTGCAGAGAAAATGTTCGAAGTTATGAAGCGTACACCGTGGTGTAAACACTGGCTGCCAACTAGAATGTATAAATTCCCTAAGTATCAAGCAATCTTAGAGCAAATGGATGCACTTCCGAATGTGGTTGTTCGTAGGTCATCAGACTCTGTTATCGGCGAAGTACTTGATGCACCATGGTCTAGCACCATTGCACAATCATACGATAACGCTAATGTTAGCGTGTGCCATGCTTACCAGCATGAAGGCAAATGCAAGGGTTGTAGAGCATGTTGGGATAAATCGATACCAGTTATCGGTTACGTAGCACATGGCGTTAAAATGTCCAAAGTTATCAGACTCAAACTTGCAAAGGGTTAATCATGTCAAAGTCAAATGATGTTATCTTAGTCTTAGGCGGTGCACTGTTCGGTGCACTGTATGCTGCAATGATTTTCTTCTCACTATGAGGTTATCATGTCCTATACACTCAAAAAACCAATCAATGGGTTAAGCTTTGATGATATCAAACGCATATATGATAATAATCCTAGTATGACGTTGAAGGAACTATCAAACCTTACCGGTTATGCTGTACCCTTCCTCAAAAAGCTTCTGTTATCTTAGGGGTTTAACATGTTCGAGATACGTTATCGCAGCGGTATTAAATCAGGCGTTGTTGTCGCATCCTATAATGATATTGGATTAGCGAAAGACTTTTTAGATACTATGGATAAGCCAGTAGGTACTTACTACGGTTACAATCCAATCACTAAAAAAGTTTTCTTTTCGTTCGCCTACGAAACCGAGAATTTTCCAAGACTTTATGTTCAGAGGTAAACTTAATGGAACAATATAAGATTGTAGGCTATCTATTAACTTATCGTTATCCAGAATACTCTGGTTTAACCCACCTAGATTGCTTTGATACACTGGCGAAGGCAGAAGACTATGCTGAGAGTTCAGAATTGACTGAATACGTTATTAACCCCATTGTGGACCTATCAGGGGACTAGATCATGACAACCATACTGAAGAAAGAAGATATACTTTATGATTGCACGAAGAGAGAATTAGACTATGCTGTTGCCTCTGTTAAGTTTCCTGAAGTCTATGATGAGATTGTTCGCTTTCTCTCTGAGGGTGGATTCAATAACCTATCTGATGTTGAATTAGCAGAGCACTACAGGGAAAACTTTACAGACTTAGACACCATAGAATTCAGGAAACAATATAGGATTACCAAATGAGCTTAACATTCAATGATCAACCATGCGAGATTGTCCAAGGTCCAGACGCTGAAGGTTTAGTCTGTATACGCTATGCTGCTGATAATCCTAACTGGCCATTCCCTAATTATACTTGGGTTAATCCCAGCGTATTGTCTAAGCTTAGGCAGTCTAAACACGCTAAGCAATTAGAGGCTCTACAAGGCGTTGAAGATGCACTCATGTAGGTAGGTGTCACCTTAGCCTAGATAATCGCTTCTAGGCCTGTTTTAATCGATTCTAGAGGGTATTCTATGACTAAAGAGATGTTGGATGAGTTACTGTACCTAATCGAGCTTCAAATCAAGGCTAACATTGCCATTGCATTAGGTCATGCTGATGCTGCAGACAAAGAAGCAGAGAAAGAACATGTTCAGTATTACAGACTTGTTTCGTTGATTGAATCAATGAAGGATGATCTTAAGTGAAAAGGACTACCTTTGAACGCTGGCGTAAGAAAGTAGACATGAAAGGTCCAGATGATTGTTGGGAATGGTTAGGTTTTAAACATAGGAGAGGTTATGGGCAATTTCATGTTCAAAGGGACACAGAATATAAATTTTCACTTGCACATAGGTATGCTTATGAATACTACAAAAACAATGAACAGCCTGTACCAAGTAACCTTTGTGTTTGCCATCATTGCGATAATCCCGGCTGTGTTAACCCTAATCACTTGTTTTTAGGAACTCAAAAAGACAATGTACAAGACATGATAAGGAAAGGAAGAAGATTTAACCCAAACCCTAAAAAACACACTGAAGCTGAGGTTGAAAAGATACGAAAAGATTATTTATCTTTACTATCCTTAAGAAAAACAGCAGCCTTAAACAACACCAGTACGGCTACAGTTCACAACATAGTTAAACAAAGATACTCATACGAAAGGTAGGGACGGAAGATTAGATGCTTATCATGTAATGAAGCCTTAAGTGACTACGAAGCCTCTAGGCGTAGTGTTCGAACACACCAGTACATTGACTTATGCAATGGATGTTTTAAGTATGTCCGAGATGAGATTGCTGCTGTTGGTAATGTACGATTGATCAATGAAGGAGATGATGACATTGTAAGCAAACGTAACATTGATGAAGAATGACTTGACAACTTTGTTTTTTTTCTGATACCCTAAATCTATATAGGTTATGTAGGCTACTTAGTCTAAGTACTAAGTATATACTATGTATAATATTTAATATATACTTAGTACTTAGACTATTTAGCCTATGTACAGTAGGGCTTAACATAAGGATTGTTCGAAATGTACCCTGATGACGAGTTTTTACCTGAAGAAGCCTTTGACTACACTAAAGGCGAGTATGAAGATATGCATGAGGATCACAATGTCAATGATGTGTTAAATCGTTTTGTTCGCTTATGTCAAGAGTATGGTTTTTACTTTATGATGCGTCAGTTAACTAAGGCTTTGAATGCTAAGGGGTTCAACGTATGAAGAAGAAGATACAACCCAGGAAGCGTAAGCCTTCACCGTATGTGCTGTTTATGCACTCTAATGGTGGTACATGCTCTTTAGAGGATCTGATGGCAGCATTCCCTGCTAAGGGTAAGAATGCACTGCTGAATGCAATGCAGAAGCTAGTAGATAACTACACTGTTGATAGGGATATTTACATCTATGGTGACAGGCAGAAGAAAATCATCTATACTTTAGGTGGTTATGTCACTAAGGATACAACGGGTATCTGTTGGCATAATCCTTTTAACTTAGGGAAAATGGTAGAGACGGGAAGAGCATGAGATATCTTTCCGTATGTTCTGGCATCGAGGCGGCAACTGTTGCGTGGCATCCGCTAGGTTGGAAGCCAGTTGCTTTTTCAGAAATAGATAAATTTCCTAGCAGAGTGTTGGCGCATCACTATCCAGACGTGCCAAATCTAGGCGACATGATCAAATATCAGGAGTGGGATCTTGGAACAGTTGACCTTGTTGTTGGGGGAAGCCCCTGCCAATCCTTCAGCATCGCAGGACTCAGGAAAGGACTCGCAGACCCAAGAGGCAACCTTGCACTTGTCTATTGCGGCATTCTTGACCGATTTAAGCCCAAGTGGTTTGTCTGGGAAAACGTCCCCGGCGTATTGTCAAGCAACGGAGGACGGGACTTTGGTTCCTTCCTCGGGGCGTTGGCAGAACTCGGGTATGGGTTCGCGTATCGAGTGCTTGACGCTCAGTACTTCGGAGTGGCCCAGCGACGCAGACGTGTGTTCGTTGTCGGATACTTTGGAGACTGGCGACGTGCCGCAGCGGTACTTTTTGAGCGCCACAGCTTGCAAGGGCATCCTGCGCCGAGCAGAGAAAAGGGGCAAGAAGTTGCCGGAACCATTGCGGATCGCTTTGGAATCGCGCCTAAATCTAAATCCTACAGCATGATTACGGCTAATACTGGATCTAACGGATTAGGAATCAGTGTTGAAATTGCTCCTACATTAGATCGCGCTCAACCGGCAGCAGTGGCGCAATCAATGGCGGTTCGCCGACTAACTCCAACTGAATGTGAGCGACTGCAAGGATTTCCTGATAACTACACCAACATACTAGGAGCATCAGATACCACGAGATACAAAGCATTGGGTAATTCAATGGCAGTGCCAGTCATGGCATGGATTGGTAAAAGAATCGACAAGGGGTGAGCAATGACTAACCACATCGGACTTGACGAACTTGCTATACAAGAAGGCATACGCAAGCCGTGGGAAACCCTCTTGATGATGACGAAAACACCGTACGGTCTTTATGCTTTTACCCACAAGGATTTAGAGCGTTTTGCTGCCCTTGTCGCAGCACATGAAAGAAAAGCCTGCATCGAGATCATTGAAACGTATCGAATACCTGTCGGTAATTCTCGGTCTGGAGAGCTTGCTTGTGAATGGACTTATCGAGCATTGCACGAAATTAGAGACGACATCAGAGCAAGGGGTGAGATATGAGGACACCCATGGTCTATTCAGCGACGGACATCAAGTGTTGGGATGTTTCTAAGCAATTGAAAAATGGCTTGTGGGCGCCAGCCAGACCAGAAAGCTGGTCTGGGATCAACATCAAAAAGCGCGTTACGGCTGCGTGGATGGTGTTTACCGGAAAGGCGGACGTGCTTGTGTGGGGTGAGCAATGATTAACGATGGAGGACCAGCATTTCCACGAAACGGATGGCCGAACGAAACAGGAATGACACTGCGCGATTACTTTGCAGCTAAGGCGATGCAAGGTCTGTTTAGTTGCGGAAAAGCGCACGATGAGCATACCGCACACGTCACCGCAAAGGCGTCGTATTTGATGGCCGACGCCATGCTGAAAGCAAGGGGTGAGCAATGACATACTTAGCTACGCACCAGGGTTGTGATGATTGCGGTAGCTCTGATGCCTTATCAGTGTCAGAGAACGACAAAGGCGAGACATGGAGTCACTGCTTTAGTTGCGGTACAAATAAGAAGTTGTCTACAAATGTTGATAACTTCGTACAAAACACACCATCTAAGCCTAAAGTTGTACCTATGATTCAAGGTCAATATCGCTCGATACCAGTGAGAAACCTTAGTGCTGATGCACTGAAGGCTTACAACGTAGTGCTTACTGATGACTACGAAGTAGTATTTCCCTATCATGATGCTGATGGAAAGGTAGCAGCATACAAGGTAAGGCATGAAGCTACGAAGACTGAATGCACCATCAAAGGAGATTGGAGCAAAGCTAATACATTGTTCGGACAACACTTATTTGCTAAAGGAGGTAAGAGCATTACCATCACTGAAGGTGAGTTTGATGCCATTGCAGTCTATCAGATGAATGGTATGAAGTATCCTTCAGTATCTATCCGCAATGGAGCACAGGCAGCACTAAAGGACTGTAAAGCCAACTATGAATATCTTGATTCTTTTGAAACCATTGTTATCTCTTTTGATGCTGATGAACCTGGGAAGAAAGCTGCTACGCAAGTAGCTGACCTATTTGGTGCTAAGGCTAAAGTTGTCAAGCATAGAGCACCATTCAAGGATGCTAACGATTACCTTAAAGAAGGAGCAATAAAGGAATACATACAAGATTGGTTTGCTGCTGAGACCTATGTACCTGATGGCATTGTCAATGGCTCTAAGCTGTGGGAAGACATCAATACACCGGCTATTAAGTCTTCATGTAACTATCCCTTTGATGGTCTTAACAAGCTAACCTATGGCATTAGGAAGGGTGAACTAGTTACTTTCACTGCTGGATCTGGACTAGGTAAATCACAGGTGTTGCGTGAGATCGTGTATCATATCTTGTGCAAGACAGATGACAACATTGGTTTGATGTTCCTCGAGGAGTCTACTGTTCGCACTGCTAAAGGCTTGATGTCGATACACGCTAACAAACCTTTACATTTACCAGACACAGCATACACAGATGAGGAGTTTAGAGATGCCTTTGAGCACACTCTTGGCACTAACAGGGTTTATCTTTTTGATCATTTTGGTAGTACGTCAATTGATAATATTTTATCAAGAGTCAGATTCATGTCAAAAGGATTGGGATGTAGCTTTGTGGTGTTGGATCATATTAGCATCATCGTCAGTGCTGGTGATGTTGGCGATGAGAGGAAAGCCTTAGATGAGATCATGACAAAGCTAAGGATGCTGGTTCAAGAGACTGGTATATCCTTACTGATTGTCAGCCACCTAAAGAGACCTGACGGTAAAGGCCATGAAGAAGGAGCAGCAACATCGCTAGGACAGCTTAGAGGCTCTGGAAGCATTGCACAATTGTCTGACATGGTTATCGGTATGGAAAGGAATGCACAGCATGATGATGAACGTGAACGCAATATCACCAGGATTAGGGTACTCAAGAACCGCTTCTCAGGTACGACAGGTCCAGCCTGTAGCGTCTACTACAACCACACAACAGGAAGGTTATCAGAGGTCATCGAAGATGAAAACTTATGAAGAGCTGATGGAACTAACTAAGAAGTTTGCTTTAGAACAACTTCGTACTGGTAGCTCATTAGGCGAAGTCATCCATGCTTTCAACGACACTGCTAAAGAGATGTCTAGCTTCAGTGATTACATGTATGCTATTCAAGATGCTAACAGGAGACCATAGTGGCTGAAGTAACCAACCTTGTAGAGCATGAAGATGGTTCTGCTACCATTACCTTAGACTTAACTAATGAAGAGGCTAGGATACTGATACAATGGGCTATCAGAGAAGCTATCAAAGCTGGTATCAAAGCAGAGAAGGAGTTCAAATGGGATTCTTAGTCATGAGTATGAATGAAGTTGTTCAAGCAGCATGGGATGCTAAACTTATCAGTGGCTACAACGTTGAGTACGTCAATATTGATGCACTGATGCGGTTTGCTGAAGAGATCTCTAGGGTTGCTGTTGAAAACTATCAGGAAAGGGTATCTGATGTGGGCAATGGATAAGTTAATAGCAGAGCATTCAGACTTAAAGAAGAAGTACGATACACTCTTACAAGACTATCAAAAGCTGGTACACAAATATGAAGAGCTTAGTTCTGGACATCGAAACAGACATGAAGCAGAGTGTTATCTTTTGCGTAGTAACAAAGGATCTGACAACGGGTGAGGTTGTATGTCATACTCAAGCAAGTACACTAAAGCCTCTTATAGAGGATTACGACACAGTGATCGGACACAATCTAATCAGCTTCGACGGTTACCACCTACGGAGATTGTGGAACATTACGATACCACTCAAGAAGGCTTGCGATACGCTCGTGCTGTCGAGGCTATGGAATCCCAGTATCGAAGGAGGACACAGTCTAGAGGCGTGGGGAAAAAGGCTGGGGAATCACAAGATTGAGTTCCAAGATTTCACTGCACTGACACAGCAAATGATTGACTATTGTATCCAGGATGTACACCTCACTGGTGATCTTCACCGCAAGTTATGCGAAGATATGAAGGACTTTTCACCGCAAAGCATTGCACTGGAACATAAGGTACAATTCATTGTTGCACAGCAGGAGCGTAATGGTTTTAAGTTAGACATACCTTTGTGTACTGCTTTTGTGTCCGAGTTACAGTCTAAGTTATCTAACATTGAGGAGAATCTACAATCAATATTTCCACCTATCATTACAGAAAGGATCAGTGAAAAAACAGGAAAGAAACTAAAGGATCATGTCGAAGTGTTTAACCCCGGCTCTAGAGATCAGATAGGACGTAGACTTACATCGCTAGGCTGGAAGCCTGAGAAGTTTACTGAGACAGGTAAGCCTATGGTTGATGAGGTTATTCTGTCTAAGCTACCCTATCCAGAGGCTAAGGCAATGGCTGAATACCTACTGATACAAAAGCGTATTGCACAGGCTTCATCGTGGCTAGAGCACGTTGCTGACGATGGTAGGGTTCATGGTAAGGTCATCACTAATGGTGCTGTCACAGGCCGTATGACACACCATAGCCCTAACATGGCTCAGGTTCCAGCAGTGACAGCAGAGTATGGTGATGTATCCAGACAAGTGTGGACTGTGGATGCTGGTAATGTCTTAGTAGGCTGTGATGCTTCAGGGTTAGAACTAAGAATGCTAGCCCACTACATGAAGGATGAAGAGTATACAAAGGAGGTGATTAATGGGGATGTCCACAGCAAAAACCAACTCGCTGCTGGTTTACAAACCAGACCTCAAGCAAAGACGTTTATCTACGCGTTTTTATACGGGGCTGGCCCAGCTAAGATCGGATCAATTGTCGGAGGCAACGCAGATGCTGGCAAGAGGCTTATCGCCTCGTTCCTTAAGAATACGCCAGCTCTCAAAATGCTTAAAGAGAAGGTTGCAAAGTATGCAGAGAAAGGGTTTGTGCCAGGATTGGATGGTCGTAGACTATGGATACGGTCGGAACACGCAGCACTTAATACGCTTCTTCAAGGAGCTGGGGCGATCTGCATGAAACAAGGTCTTATCCATCTTCATGATTCACTGAAGAAGTTTAAGATACCTGCTAAGTTTGTTGCTAACGTCCATGATGAATGGCAGATAGAGTGTCCTTCTGAGTTATCCGACAAGGTTGGTAGGCTTGCAGTAGATGCTATAGAGCAAGCTGGAGTAACTTTAGGGTTACGTTGTCCTCTAACAGGGGAATACAAAGTAGGTAATAACTGGAAGGAAACCCACTGATGATTACCGATCCATTGAAGATCGATGAACTAACTGTTACTGTTCGCTTTACAAGGAGTGATGATGGTGATATACTGATGGATATAAGTACTGACAAACTTGTATCAAATGGTACGATGGTTACGTTGTTATACTCTGTTGCACAATCAGCAGAGGAGAGTGTAAGAGCAGACATCATGGCAATGATGGCGATTGATAAAGCAAAGTTAAACTGAGGAAACTATGGATATCAAACCTGTACGTATCGAAGCAACCCTTATGTGGCCTTTCCTGGACAAGCCTAACGACATGTCTGGTAAGTACCAAGTAGATCTGACAAACCTGTCAGAGAAGGCTGTAAGGGCTTTAGAGGATATGGGTATCACTGTTCGTAATAAAGAAGGTAAAGGCTTCTTCATTACCGCTAAGAGTAACCATACCATCAAGGCATTGGATAAGAATGGTGATGAGGTCTTAGCACACGTTGGTAATGGAACCAAGGCTGTATGCGTCTTAGGAGCTTACTCTTGGACCTTTAAGAATAAGAAAGGTGTTTCACCGTCACTGAAGAAGCTAGTCATCACTGACCTAGTTACTTATAGTTCCAATCCACAACAGGATCAGGAAGAAACGGAAGATGTCCTCTAAACTGCCAATCATTGATGGTGACATTCTCTGCTACAGAGTAGGCTTTGCCTGCAATGAAGAGACTGAGAGTGTAGCCATCAAAACTATGGCAGAGTTGTTGGAAGAGCTGGTCTTTATAGATCTCTCTTCTGACGATTGTGTCGGCTACCTAACAGGATCTAATAACTTTAGGTATGCTATTGCTAAGACACAACCATACAAAGGAAACAGAAAAGATGCAGCTAGGCCAATTCATCTTCCTCGCCTTCGTGAGTACCTGCATACTGCTTGGGACTTCAGAGTGGTCAACGGACAAGAGGCTGATGATGCTATTGGAATCCATGCCACGAGCTTACGAGACAAATCGGTAATCGTTACCATTGACAAAGACTTAGACATGATTCCTGGTTATCACTACAACCCAGTCAAGAAAGAGAGTTATTACATCGACGACAAAGAAGCTATTAAAAACTTCTACCGACAAATCCTTACAGGAGACAAGGTAGATAACATTGAAGGCTTACGTGGTATCGGTCCTAAGAAAGCAGATAAGATCCTTGCTGAAGCAGATACAGAGCTAAAGATGTACGAAGCTGTGCTGAAGGCTTACGATAACAATCAAGAACGTGTAATAGAGAATGGTCAATTGTTATGGATTAGACGACAGGAAGATGAGCTATGGCAACCACCGACACAATAGTTTATTTAGAATGGGTTGACGCTGTAGCCAGCTCAGGATGGTCTAAGAAGGGTGTTGGTGATACTGCAAAGTGTAAGGCAATAGGGTTCATGACATTTGAGAACAACGATTGTGTACACATTGCAGCCACCATACATGATGATGAGTGTAATGGATTGATGATCATTCCTAAAGCATGGATTAGTCAATGGACGGAGATTGATATTGAAGCCTTCAAGCGCAAAAAACAAAGGAAGACTGTTGCAAAAGCTGGTGGTACAAAAGCTAAGAGACACTTTCAACCTAAGCGAACATGATTGCAAAAGCACACCAATGGGTACACAAGGCGAGGATGTCTGGCTCTCGACGAACGCACTGGAGAGATTTAGATATGGTGTCGAATGCAAGAACAGAGCAAGAATCGCAGTCTACACAGACTATGAACAAGCAATACGGCACTGTGAAGGTAAAGACAAAGAACCCCTCTTAGTCATCAAGCAGAATAGATCTGATCCTTTAGCACTGGTTAGCCTTGATCACTTCATTGACCTAGCATCAAAGGCTAAACTGTGGGAAATACATCAGAAGCAGAAGACTGTAGAGGAAAGCAAACAAGCCACCAGAATGAGAAAGGTTTATGGCCAACATTAAAGTAGACTACCTAAACCACATGGGCGATGACTTAACAGTTGTCAATGCTGCTCGTGTTAGCTTCGATAAAGAGTCAGAGGCTACTGATTGGTTTGACACAGAGCAAAGTAACCATTACTTCCCTTTACCTGTGTTAGATCCTAAAGATGTCAAGCTGATTAAGTATCTAGCTAAACATAACCATTGGAGTCCCTTCAGTCATTGCTTTATCCAGTTCAGGGTTAAAGCACCTATATTCGTAGCTAGGCAGTTGATGAAGCATACGGTAGGGTTAGCCTGGAATGAAGTCAGTAGACGCTATGTTGATAGCTCACCAGAGTTCTATCAGCCTACTTATTTCAGACGTAAAGCACCCAATGTCAAGCAAGGTAGTTCATCAGAGCCTGTACAAAGTTTCACAGACTGGAATGAAACAGTTGACAAGTACACTGCTTATATGGTAACATTGTATGAGCTGATGCTTAAGGAAGGTATTTGCCCTGAGCAAGCTAGGATGATTCTCCCCCAATCCATGATGACTGAATGGTATTGGAGTGGGAGCCTTTACGCCTTTGCTAGAGTATGTCAATTAAGGTTAGCAAAGGAAGCCCAAGCAGAGACAAGGATCGTTGCAGAGAACATCTGCCGAGTCTGCTCTGAAGTATTCCCTAATGCCTGGGATGCCCTAATGAATGGAGATGAAGATGAGCGACAGTAGAATTAGTTTTAATATGTCAATAAGTTCAGAGGAAGACGAAGAAGGACAGAAGCACAACGCTAACTATGGTTATCCACTAAGCCATATAGTTACTATTGATGCTACCTATGATTATAGTATTGCTTGGCCTACATTGTTAGAGAAAGCCTGTGAAGCTATCAGTGCTTACTACGGTTACGATATCAAGGATAAAGTGTTTGTTGAACGGTTCGGAAAGATCGTTAACATCTTCGGACATGATGATACTGTAAGCACTGACACAGACTCAGAAGCTAATGAGAATCCTACTACTTGATATCGAATCAGCACCAAACACTGCTTATGTCTGGGGTTTATTCCAACAGAACATCAGTATCAGCCAGATCGTAGACAGCAGTAGTGTTTTGTGTTGGTCCGCTAAGTGGTATCAAGGTGATCAGTTAATGTTTAGCAGTATCCTAAACGGTAAGAAGACTATGCTAAAGAAGATCCATAGTCTCTTAGATGAATGCGATGCTGTGGTACATTACAATGGAACTAGGTTTGACATACCTACACTCAATAAAGAGTTCCTAGAGGCTGGTATGTCTCCTCCAGCACCTTACCATCAGATTGACCTGTTAAAGACTGCTAGAAAGGAATTTAGGTTTCCTAGTAATAAATTGGACTATGTTGCTAGAGCATTAGGACTAGGACAGAAGACTAAGCATGAAGGCTTTGAACTTTGGATCAAGTGTATGAACAAAGACAAAGCAGCATGGGAAGTCATGGAGCAGTACAACAAACAAGATGTAATCTTATTGGAAAAAGTCTATGAGCGATTTCTTCCCTGGATTCGAACCCACCCGAACATCTCAGTCTCAGGGGATCATCGGAGCTGCACAAGATGTGCTAGCATCAATCTACAAAGGCGTGGATTCAGTACATCCCTTACCGGAAAGTATCAGCGTTACCAGTGCCAAGACTGTGGTGGATGGCAACAACAAAGAAGGAGTGAACCAATTGCTGCCGAAATACTCAAACCAAGCTAAACAGGTTGGTGGTAATCATTACAAGGAAACAACACTACAACCTTGGGATGTTATCTCAGCATGGTCCTTAGATCCTTGGTTAGCTAATGTTGTTAAGTATGTACAGAGACATCAACGTAAGAATGGTAAAGAAGATCTAGAGAAAGCAGTACACTATCTGGAGTATGTGATTGCAAACTATGATACAGTGATAAAGAAGTACTATAAGGAGTAGCTATGGCTTTAACGATTCTGGACTTGTTTGATAAACTTAAGAGACTGGATGAGATCTCGCTAATGGAGATCTTAGGGATAACATCAGAAGAACTGGTAGACAGGTTTGAAGACAGAATCGAAGCCATGTTTGACCAACTTGTTGACGAAATAGATGACACCGAAGAGGAAGAAGAATGAAGTTGAATAACTATTCAAGTTTTATCCACAAGAGCCGTTACAGCCGTTTCATTGACGAACAAGGCAGGCGTGAGAACTGGGATGAAACAGTTAACCGCTACATGGCTTTCATGAAGAAGCAACTGTTAGACAAACACAAGTATGAGATCCCACAGCATATCTACAAGACTGTAGAGAAAGCTATTCGTAACATGGATGTGATGCCTTCCATGCGTTGTATGATGACTGCTGGTGAGGCTCTGGAGCGTCAGAACATTGCTGGATACAACTGTAGTTATCTACCTATTGATGATCCTAAGTCCTTCGATGAAGCGATGTACATCCTTCTTTGTGGTACTGGTGTAGGATTCTCTGTAGAGGCTAAGTATGTTAATCAACTCCCTGAAGTCCCTGATCAGCTATTCGATAGTAAAACTACTATCGTGGTATCCGACAGCAAAGAGGGCTGGGCTAAAGCACTACGACAACTCATTGCTTTACTCTATGCTGGAGAGATTGCAACATGGGACGTATCCAAAGTTAGACCTGCTGGCTCCAGACTTAAGACCTTTGGAGGCAGAGCTTCTGGCCCAGAACCCCTCGTTGAACTATTCAAGTTTGTTATTAGGAAGTTCCAAGCGGCCAAAAATCGTCGTCTGTCGTCCCTTGAATGCCATGATATTCTGTGCAAGATCGGGGAGGTTGTTGTTGTGGGTGGTGTGCGGCGTTCTGCAATGATATCTTTAAGCGATCTCAGTGATGATCGTATGGCACACGCTAAAGCAGGAGCATGGTGGGAACAACAAGGACAGCGTAGCCTTGCTAACAACTCTGCTGTGTATGATGTAAAGCCTTCTGTAGGGCAGTTTATGCGTGAATGGTGTTCGATCTATGAAAGCCATTCAGGTGAGCGTGGTATCTTTAACAGAGACGCATCGAAGAAGCAAGCAGCTATCAATGGTCGTAGAGATCCTAACCATGACTTCGGTACGAATCCTTG